CCCACCTTTTTTCTTCATGCCCTTTTGCATGTATCCATCCCAACATGTTCCTTGTTTAGACATAAGTAAATTTAGTAGTATCTATGATTCCGCCTTTTGCTTTTCCTGCAGGTTTAGGTCCTTTAAAATCTTTTCTTTTTACACCAGATGGATCTTTAATTTTTCCTGCACAAATTTTACTAGCGTAGGCATTAGCATATGCTGACGGGTACACTTTAAATTTTCTCTTCGCCGCAGCCTTACCTCTCGGACATAATTTTGTCATTGTTGCTCCTGTTATAAAGTTTCTTTGATTGTACCACTTTTGAACGAAATCGTCTAGTCCTGACGTTGAATGCCTCTGGGTTTTTTATAGATTGTTTCTTCTTTTTTCTAGACATATCTTGTTTTTACCTGCCTCTAGTTTTTTAAATCCAAATGGCTCTAAAGCACTTTGTATCAAAGGCATATTATATTTAGGATAGTCATCGAAAACAAATCGACAATTATTTCCTGAACGATTTGCAAACCAAACAGCTTCAGTTAAGACATCTCTTGTCATATGTGGACCATCAAAATGTACAAAACAATAAGGACTGTAATGATGATAGATGTTCATAAAATCAGTGTCCGTGATTGCAAATAATTCAAAGTTTTTGTAGCTAGATAGATCTTTTTGTAAACGATCCTTCATCTCATCTGTATAATCTGCAGTGTATGCTGGACTATTGTCATAATGTTGATATTTTAAATTACCGTATGGATCTATACCATAATGCTCATGAGGTTGTAATGAATCAAGAATAATCTTAGATCCTAGTCCTTCTCTTACACCAATCTCACAACTTAATTTATAGTTATTTAGATTTGATAACTCTTTTGCCCACTTTTCCAGTAACTCGTATTCTGAGCTGTCTCCTTTTATCATTTTTACCTTTCCTAGCTCCTCTTAATTGTCCCTCGACTTGTTTTGGCATTTGTGCTCTTCCTATCGGCATTATACTATATCCTTTGCATTTCCTATTATTGGTTTATATTTTGTTTTACCTTCTGATTTGAATGCATGCAGACGCGATGCTCTAGGTTGATCTGGTATCCAACTGCAATGAATCCATCCGCTGTTGGGTTCACCTGGAGTATAGAACTCAAGGATGAGCTGGTCATACGGAAGGTTCTTGTGAATCCAGTCAGCCAACTCAGCATTATCAACACCAATACATTCGAAATCCGCTGCTTCGGCCCGTGCATGCTGGCTGTTAATCGAGCTGCCGATGGCTACGCACAATTCACTGCTACGAAATCCGCTTGTGATTTTAACCCTGCCAAAGTGATCACGCACTGGCTGTAAAATATTTTCACATAATAATTTTAATTTTTCTATTTGTTCTGCGTTAGGATTATTATTGATACCCCTACGAATCGCAGTATCTGATTTAATAAGCTCTGAAAGAGTGAAATTACGACTAAGATTCATTACAAATATATCCTATTACTTTTTTATCGCCCCATTTAATTACAACCCAATTTTCTCCATTACCATTAGTATACTTTGGATTTGGCACAATCTCAACCTGTTCATTATAAACTTGTTCACAGCTTTTGTTATCTGGTACATCTATGGGTTCTAACATGTAACCTCCCGATACAATGACAATCATTAAAAGCTTCATTACTCAATAATAAGTTTTTTTATACTTTTACTTCCGTCTATATTATCTTCTAGCTCTGCCTTTCCACGCCAGCATTTGTAAGTCACTGATTCATTGTACTGTCTCTCAGCCTCACGCTTACCTCGTAAACAAATTGCCATTGAGGGTTGCAAGCGTGCCTCTTTAATCTCTCCGTTTACAAACATAAGTAATCCTATTACAGCTTCAATCATTGACCATTACCATTGTATTTAATTTCACGATTTGCATCTTTTAGTTTTTCAATATCTGACAAAACTTTATCCATTTGTTTTCTTAAAAATTCTATATTTACTTTATTTAGTGCCATGGATTCTATGTGTTTGTTTAATTTGTCTGTGGTCTTATAAAGATCTTCGATCATCATGAACTGCTCAGAATCTGCGGGCAATGAACCTAATTGTCCACGTGGCCACTTGATTCTAAACTCTGTGTTCTCTTCGAGATCTTTTTCCATGATCTGTATACGAGTGTCTGCAACATTAAGACGTTCTATAATTTGAAAATAGCCCATGGTGCCGAGGGCGACGATTACGATCAAACTAGCAACCGTCTTCATAGGCATTTGCACGGCTGCCTCTTCAGAGATGTTGAGTGGTTTTTTACTCATTTATTTTTTCCATATCGTAGAACATTTTATCACTATCCTCTGTGACATGTCCACTATCCTCCGCATCCCAATAAGTATTTTGGACTTTAAAGTCAGGCCAAGAGTTATCAGTAGTATAGCTATTAATGTGCCACAGGCAACGATTATTAGGCTGAGCTGCAAAATTACCGTTATTGAGCTCCAATATATGTGCACACTTATGTTCTTGAGGTATTTCAGAATGTTCGACATCTAAAATATTAACATCTGGGTGAGCCCAATCAATAGTAAACAAATATTTACCATGATAAAATTTTTTATCTAAACCAAGGAATTTCCCCCTTACACCATCCAACCAATCAAAGCAAGTAACACTAGGCCAGTAACTGAAACAGTTCCACAATTCCAGCTCGTGCGTCTGCATATCCGGCACAGAGGCTCTATCATACGATTTTTGGAAAAACGCTGAGATAGGCAATCTCCAATAGCACGCACCATTGGGTAACATGATGTTAAATAAGATAGCCCTTCCTGAAATAGACGTGAGCCCGAAGATAACACAATCTTCAGTCTCTCCATGATGTTCTTTAAGGTCATAAAGATATTCCTTTCTTATTTTACAATATATCGGAGGTAGATTTGCGTTGAGATAAGCCATGATTATATTTTTCCCTCCAATAATTTTTTCTTTCTAATTGTCTTATTCTATAATCAAATTTATCCAAACCTAATAACTTTGCAATGAGATTTTTTAACACTTCCATCTTCTTCTCGCTTGTCTGATTCTTGAGTTCGGATCGTTTCTTGTTTTTGCAGAAGCTCTTTTGAGTTGACCTAATGATCTAGCACAATAAGATTTTCTACGTTTAGCTGCAGCAGAACCTGGTTTTACTTTTCCTGTTACTGCAGTTTTTAATTTTGAACCTGGGTTAAGTCTACGATATGCCTTGACCCCCGCTGCTGTCATACCAGCACCAGATTTAGTTGGTCTGTAATTTTTTTTATTTCGAGGTGGCATACCCCCCTTGGAGAGCATTACTGCTCTTCCTGTACCTTTGGTTTGTATGCCAACTCTATTCATTAAGGTGTTGTTAACGTTTTACCAGAATACTTATCTGTTAATAAAGTATATCCAGCAACGTGTGTTTTAGTTTTACAAAAAATTCCTTTTGGAAATAAAATTCCATCTTCAGGAAAATTAAAGTTGACCACATCTCCAGTAGGGACATCTGCTAAAAACAAAGTGTCTCCAGTATTTGAAGTTGTCGTTAGTTCTAAAACACCAGCACCCCCACCACTAGAAGCAATAATGATACCTCTTAATCTTACAGGTGGCGCAATTACTGGAGTTGCGCCTGCCGCAGCATCAGATCTAGTAGCTTGTATATCGCATTTAGCCGCCATGTTTTACTCCTTTAATTTATTAGAACTGTTGAACGTTTATAATAAATCTAAAATTACCACTTGCCGATGCATTTACAGTGTTCGTGATTTGCAAGAAAATATCTCTCGCTGCACCAGAAACGTTAGCTGCTGGAGATGCTGCAGGTGATGCATCACTTACAGTAGTATTATTTAAGCTTAAGTTGTAACCAGCTCCTGCAGGAACAGTAGTTCCGCCATCAAGAATTTGATCTGTGATTGCAGTTACTAATTGTGCTCCGCCAGTTGCAGTACCAACTTTAAAACCAATATCACCAGCTCCTGTTAAAGTTGGTGCAGAAGTACAAACAATATCAATTGAAGTTATAATTGAATTATCTGGCTGAGAAAATGTTACCTCAGTTGTACCAGCTGTTGCTGCCACAATAACGTCTGCAGTTCCTTGTCCAACAAGTTTTGTACCTGTATAAGCACCTGCTGAATCAATTGCGAAAACATTTGTAAAAACACCTGTAGTCGCATTTTTTGTTGCACCAATAAAACCGTTTTCCGATCGTACTGGTCCATTGAACGTAGTATTTGCCATAATTATATCCTCCTAGTTTAATGATCACAGTCTCTAGGCCGTCGACTATACGCGTCTATGATCTTTAATAATTGTATAGTGTTTTGAATATATATAAAAAAAGGGGCGAAGTAAATACTCCGCCCCTTAATATCTATTTAGTTTCTACGAATTACGCAGCGCCTGGTGAACCAAAGATTCCTCTAGGGTCAGAAAATCCGAAGCTGTATCTTTCTCTAGCTTTGAACCTCATGTTTCCAGTATCGAAATCACCTTCCATTGCAGTTCTTAATGGAGCTCTTTCGAAGTGCTTTAATCCATTAGGTGCATCTGTAAGGATGAAGAACGCATCAGTGTCCAATAAGAAATGGTTTATTCTGTATCCTTCAGGAACCATTCCCATATTGTTAATAGCATTGATGTCGTTATCTGCAGTCCCTACTCTTAAAGGTGACTTTAAGATTCTCTCAGCAGTAAATTGTAATTCTTTTGGAATTATCATTTTTCTACCTTGAGTAGCTATTCTTAAACCTCTTTCATCAACGAAAGCAGCAATGTCAATCAATGACTGCTCTAATGATGTTTCGTTTAAGTCTGCAGCAGTTGCTAACTCGTTTGCAAAAGTTCCACCACTTACTAATGGGTGGTTGTTAGCACAAAGTGCTACACCATCTCCACCGTTTGCAGTGTCAAATGCATTATTCAAGACAGCAGCAGCTTTCACTTGTTTAGTGTTAGCCATTGATCTTGCTAATGCTCTTGTGTAACGAGCAGCTAATCTGTCGTACAGGTTATCTTCGATAGCTTCTTCAGTAATTGCAAATGCTAAAGCAATAGTCTCATGCGTATATCTTGCAGTGAAACTTTCTTTTGCATCGTCAAATACTACAGCCGCACCTTCAGTTTTTGTTGGTGCACCTGCGAAGCCAGCTAACATTACTTCTTCTTCAAAAGCTCTGTCAGAAGACTCTGTAGTAAAGATCTCTGCATGTTCGTTTTCGTATCTGTCATACTCCAGGCCAAATAAGGCATTTAAACCTGGTTCTAGTTCTTTAACTAGCTGTGCTCTACTTATCGCCATAGTTTATTCTCCTTATTACGCCGTTAATCCAACTACTCCACCTTTGTATTGGTGAGCGTTGATTCTAACGAGTACGTTAACGTTTGATGTTGTTTGATCACTATTCTCAGGGTCTTGAGAAATATCAATAGCTTGTAAAACAAATGTAGACGAAGAGTCTGCAGTTGATTCATCTAGAGCTTCTCTTGATTGTCCTGACTTAGTGTCGCCAGCTGTTGCAACGATCTTGTAGTTTGCAAACAAATGGTCAGTCGCAAAACTTCCATCTGATTTGATTTCGTAAACTACATTTGGATCGTCAATAACGTTCGCAATTATATCGTTAGCACTGATTGTGCCTGGATAATGATTTTTGAACGTAGGCTTTTGAGTTGTCGGGTCTGTATAGAAGACACCATTGAAAACTCCAACAACAGGATTATCAGTGACACCAGCTCTTTCGACAGTTCCGTTAGTTACTGCCTTTACTAGGTCGCCTTGGAATATTGCAGTACCGTAGTTCTTCAATATTCTGTATCTGTTTTGTGAGTTATTAAACGGTGTTCCACCTAACATTCTAGACGGTCTCAAGCC